TAAAAAGTGTGCAAAAGATATTGTATACTTTGCAAATACATATTGTACTGTAATGACCGATCATGGTTTACAGACAATTAATTTAAGACCTTACCAAGAAGAGATGTTAAGGCAATTTCAAGCAGAACGATTTAATGTATGTTTGGCAAGTAGGCAAGTAGGTAAAACAATTTGCTCATCTATTTTTATTGCTTGGTATTCATTATTTAATTTTGATAAGAATTCTTTAATACTTTCAAACAAAGGAGCAACTACAAGAGAAATTATTGATAAGGGTAAAACTATATTAGAACATTTACCTTTCTTTTTAAAACCAGGAACTCTTAAATGGGATGTATTTAATTCCAAGTTTGATAATGGATGTAGAATAATCGGTCAGACTACTACAAAGAAAGCAGCAATCGGTTTTACTATTCATTTATTATTTATGGATGAGTTTGCGCATATACCCGCAAATTTTGTTGATACTTTTTATGAAAACGTGTATCCAACAGTATCTGCATCTACAAACTCTAAAGTTATTATAACAAGTACACCTAATGGCTTTAATAAATTCTATGACATATATACTGCCGCTGATAAAGGGTTAAGTGAATATACACCATTCCGAGTTGATTGGTGGGATGTACCTGGAAGAGATGATGCATGGATGAAGCAAGAAGTTGCTAACTTAGGAAGTGATGAGGCATTTAATAGACAATATGGAAATCAGTTTATAGCAGGATCATCATTACTGTTGGGGGCTGATAGCCTTAAAAAATTAACAACCAACCAAATAGAATTTGTACATAAAGAGATGATTGAGTTTGAGGATGAGCAGGTAGAGTATTCTGGTTTATTATGGGATCCTGAATTTAATTTAGATGAAGCCGAAGAAGATGAAAACTATTGGGTATTCTCTGTAGATATTGCAGAAGGAACTGGTGGTGACTATTCTATTATAAATATCTTTAAGGTGGAGCTCATGGAAGAGGCGGACTGGAAAAAGGTAACTTCTCCAGGTAGCTTTATTGATTTTTATAGAATTAGACAAGTAGGAAGATTTAGAAGTAATGAACATACTATTGAAGAATTTGCAAAATCTCTTTATATTTTAGCTTATGATGTTTTTTACTCTGAAAATGTAAAATTAATTATAGAGTGGAATTTATTTGGTGGAGAGCTAATAAAAAGAATGGAAACAGTTTTTCCACAGAGAAATGATTTTGATGAAGAATCCGTTGTTAAATTTAAACATCGAATAGATGCTAAAACAAAACAGTTTGGATTAAAGGTTAAAAAAGATAACAAACCTATCTTTTGTCAAAACTTTAAAAAATATATTACACAAAATAAAATTGTAATAAAAGATAAGCAGACTGTTTATGAAGCAGCAACATTTGGTAAATTACCGAATGGAACTTATGCTGGTCAATTAGGTCATGATGATTTAATTATGACATGTATAAATAGTTCTGAATTCTTTTTTACTTTAGATTTTTCCGATTTTGCTGAAGAGATTCATGATGTTGCAGAACAAGGTGTTCTAGATAAAATTGATGCTATCTTAGAACAAGATGCGAAAGGAGGACAATTGAATTTTGATATCTACGACCTGGTATAAAAAGTTATAGGTTAGTGGATATATAAAAAAAGCAAATAAAAAAAATAATATAAGATGGCACTAGATCCGAAAATCGCTTCGATTAAAGCTGCAGGAACATACCGATTTGAATTTGACAAATCACAAGTAGTTAGTATTCCTGCTAATCAGACAAGATTAATTGTTGGTTTCTCCAAAACGGGACCTTTCAATACTCCGGTATTTGTACCTGACACCGCATTCTTTAAACAAGTTTATGGTGACATTGACAGAAACCTAGAAAGAAAGGATTCATTTTTCCACAGAAGCTGTTTAGCAGCATTGGAAAGAGGACCGATTCTTGCACTTAATCTATTAAACTTAACTGCTGCCGATAAGGTAGAGTATATTAAATTTGGTACGGCTGCTACCCCTGATATCCAGGATAATGCCGGCGCCTTAGGAGAATATCAAAAAATGTATAATAGGGATAAATTCTTTTATCCTGACTCAGATGCATTCTTAGACAATGTAAATGCAAATAAACTTGATTTTAATTCAGGTACTACAAATGATTTATTAGATTTTACCAATTTAGGTCAAAATCCAGTTTCAGTTATTGTAAGAAAAGCATCTTCTGCAAATTCAACAGGATTTAATGTAACTGCTGAAGAATGGTATGGTGCTGCAAATGTACCAGGCTATTTAGATAAAGATAGTTTAGTATCCGACTTTTTAGTAGATGTATTTTTAATAGAAGGTAACTTTGGTGGAGACTTTGGTTCTGCAACACCGTATGAAAGATTCGTAGCAGATCCAATTTACCAACAATACTTTGATAAAGTACAAGGATTAAAAAGAAGAGTTTTTGATTCAGATTCATCTGATACAAAAATTGCTCAGTTCTTTAATGAATCAGAAGTTAATGTCGTTGCAACTTATACTGCATCATTACTTCCTAATTTTACAGACCTATTAGGTAATAACCTTTTTATTGAAAAAGTTATTAATGCTGATACGGCAAGCACTGGAATATTCGTCGCAGTAAATGAAGATTTATTTGACGGTGATACATTAATTGACGGTGTTGCTGGTGGAATTGATATGATAGGTCATAACCTTGAATATACTCAAGCTAATTCATTCCAGGAAGATGTTAATTTCTTATCTTACAGTGGAGCTGTTGTTTCAGATGTAAGTTATGCTGGTACAGGAACAACTCCTAATACAGTATCTGCAACAACTGAAGCTATTAATGTAACACAGTTAACAAGTGGAGATATACAAATACAAGTAGTAGGTTCTGCTGGTGATCCTTTATGGGATGCGTTTTCAGGATTTACTAAAAACTCTGCAAGTGCTGTAGGAACTTACATATTAGCAAATACTGGTTCAGGAGATAAATATGTTCCTGTAATATCAGTACAGATTGTAGGAAATACAATTACCTTATTATTATCAAGTGTTGGTGGTATCATACCTGCTGATTTTAGTAATGTAACTGGAGCATCATATACTTATATTAACGAAAGTGACTTTGGGTTTGTAACTGATGAGGCTATATTAGCCGATGATGCAAATGCAAATATTATAGGTGGATATGGTTCAACCTTATATAGCCAATTCTCAAACGGTACTCTTACTGATGGAGATGAAGCGGTATATGAAAATACGATTGGTGGAATTACTACACAGGATACTTCATATTTAGTATTTAATGCTGTAGATTACCCTGCGATTCATACTGAAAGCCCAACAACGGCATTAACAACAGTTCCAATTTCAGATCCGGCTTATTACTTGCCATCTGTTCAGGTAACTCCTTATGAAGAAGATGGTTTTAATAATTTAACACCACATGATCAATTTACTTTAGATCCTGCTAATGGAGGTTTCTTTTTAGATACTGATGCTGCTCCTTATGCTGCAGGTACATTAGGAATACAAACACTAAAAGGTGCAAACAATGTTTCTATAGATATTATTTCAGATTCAATTACTGAAACTGGATTAAAACCTAACCAAGTATTAATAGCAACTGATAACCCTGATGCTGCTGCTGTAGTTGTAGGAAACTATTTAGTACATTCTGAAGGTGATCCTAACGGCGTGGCGCATTCAAGGTTAACAAGAATAAATGTTGTACAAGGTGGTTTATCAAATGCTGAGTTTAGTACTATTCCGGCAAATAAAACTGCACTGTTAGTAACATGCCAAAGTGAAATATCAACAACAACCGCTGCAGGTATTGTTAAGGTAGAATTATATTACCCAATAGATAAGTGGATTGATTATTTAAATATCTTTACATTAGATGGATTTAATTTAACTTCAACTCATGTACCTAACGGAACTAATGAAAGACAAAATGAAATCTTAAACGGTACTTTAAATGGAACTAATTTATTTAAGGCATTAACTGATAGAGATGTAATTAACTTTAGATATATTGTAGATACATTCGGAAACGGTATTGAAAGTGGATCTAAATCAATCTACACAATATTAGCTTCTACTAGAAAGAATGCATTCGCAATATTAAATGCTCCATCTGCTAAGGACTTTAAAAACAATTCAGATCCTTCGTTTAAAGATCTAACTGGAAGCTTATCATCTAGATTTATTTCTACTGGTGGTGATCTTGCATTAAATCCAACAGTAAGATACTCATTACCATCTCAAACACAAGGTGCGAGTTGGGGAGCATTCTATTATCCTTTTATTACTATTAGGGATTTAGGTAGAAATATAAATGTTGTACCAGCTGCATATGTTTCAAATAACTTTATTGCAAAATATGAAAACGCTTTACCGTGGTCATTGGTTGCCGGAGTTCGTAGAGGTGTTGTAGGTGGAACTGGAGTTGTAGGATTAGAAATTAATCTTGGAAAAGAGGACAGAGAATACTTAGAACCATTTGGATTAAATCCAATTGTATTCCAAAGTGGAACTGGCCCAACAATCTTTGCAAATAAAACTGCACAGCAGACTACAAAATCTGCATTAAGTTCTATTAACTGTAGAGAGGTTGTAATTTATATCCAAGACGGTATTGAAGCAATCCTTAGAAACTATCTATTTGAATTCAATACAGCTCAAACAAGATTAGAGATTAAAACACTTGCTGATAACTTTTTATCAACAGTTCAGAATGATGATGGTGTTTATGACTTTAAGAATGTAATGGATGAAACTAATAATACTCCAGAAGTTATTGATCAAAATGTAGGTATCCTAGATACATATATTGAACCAGTAAGAGGAATGGAAATTCTTGTACAGAGAACAACTATTTTGAAAACAGGAGCTATTAGTTCAGGAAACTTCCAATAAGAGGAAACTAAATAAGAATATATAAAAAAAATAAAATAAACTATGCCACTACCACATTATACCCAATCAAGGGCCAGTAGCCAAAGGTACGAACCTGTTCAGCCTAACCTATTCGAGGTGACTGTATTTTCACCACTAGGGGATGATACGGGTTTAATCTTGGAGCAAGTTAAAACTATCGGAGGTTTAAATAACTTAAACCCTGCTGTAGATGCAATCGGACAGAAATACAAATTTGCTGACCGTTCATTTGCAAGTATGCCAGGTCAAACATTTATGGATCTGACTGTTAACTTTAGTCTTAACTTAAATGAAGCTAACGAAAATTACATTTACAATACATTCCGTAATTGGTACAAATTAATCTATGATCCATTGACTGGTGAAATGGGATTAAAGAAAGACTACGTAGGAAGTATGATTATTGTACAATACAACAGAGCAGGTGATATCTTTAGAAAGATTACTTGTAAAGATGTATTCCCTACAGGTCAACCTGATTTTGTAGATGAATTGAGTTATGAAACTCCAGACGCAGTTGATTTAACAATGACTTATCGTTGTGATCACTGGGTTGAAGAAAACGTGGGAGCATAATAAACTCTTAATATTTTTATAGAAAACTGGCTCTAGGGCCAGTTTTTTTATCTTCACTCTAATATATATTATAAATTATATAATCTAAACATATGACAATCTTTAAAGTAGTTAATGAAACCGATGGAAAAGTTTATGTAGGTTATTCAGTTAATGATAATCCTAACAATTTAGGAGCAGGGAAATATATTAAAAGAGCAGTTAAAGATTTTGGAACAAGATCTTTTCAAAAAACTATTCTTGAAGAATTTGAATCTGAAGAATCATTAAGCCATATAATGGAAAGGTTAGAATTTTGGATAAAAAATTATAAAGCCGATAATCCTAAATATGGATATAACGAAAGCGTACAAGAATTAATTCCACAGAAAAAGAGACTTACAAAAAAATTACAAGTACTCTTAACACCAGAAGACGAAGATAATTTAAATGCAATTATCATTCAAAAGTCAATGGAAAATAAAACAAAACCGTTGCCGGTATCCAGGTATGTAAGACAATTAATAGTTGAGCATATTGTAGAGGAAACAGCACCTGAAAAACAATTAATAAAAACTAAATAATTATGAGTAGTCACGAAGACAACATTAAGAAAGAATTTGAGGCAGCTGAAGGTATAATAGATACTAAAGCTGAAGTAAAAACAAACGAAGAAGGTAAAGTTACCGAATTAGGTAAAGTAGATACTACAAGAGGATCCGGTATAACTTCTGTAGATGATCCAGAAATTCAAAGAATACAATCCTTAACAGGATATGTTAAATTAGATTTAGCAAATTTTCCATCAGGTGGTCAATTTTATAGAGAAGATTTTGAAATTCATATTAGAGCCGCAAGGGTTGGTGAAATTAGAGAGTTCTCTACATTAGATGAAGAAAACATTTTAGATGTTGATGAAAAGCTAAACTCACTTCTAGTAGGCTGTACAAAAATTATGTATGGTAACCAAAGAGGATCTTATAGAGATGTTTTGGAAGAGGATAGAATATATCTAATCCTTTCTATTAGAGAGTTAACATTTAAAGATGGGGAAAATAAATTAATGATGCCAGTTGGTAAAAAGAATTGTAAAACAGGGGCATGTAAAGCCCAAGATTCTATGGAACTAAGAACAGGCAATCTTCAATTTAATGAACAAGATGAATTAATAGAAAAGTATTATGACTTTGAAAATAAATGTTTTACCGTTCCTACTAAAAGTCATGGTGAACTTACAATTGCACCACCTACTATCGGTGTAATGCGAGCCATTACAGATTGGATACGAAAAAGAGAACAGGAAGGTAAGACTTGGGATAAATCATCTTTATCAATATTACCTTATATACAAAGGGAGTGGAGAGGATTTAATGATAAAGAAATCTTTTCTGCAATTACAGCATTTCAAGGATGGGATGCTAGTAAATTTTCAATTGTCTATAGATTAGTTGAGAAAGCTAAAATTGGAGTTAAACCTGAATTTAATTATCCATGTGAAAGTTGCGGTGAGGAGGTCGCCGTTCCGCTCACGTTTCCCGGCGGGATCAAAGCTCTCTTTATTATTCAAGATATCTCTTCTGAACTTTTATAAAGTACGAGTATTATTATTAGAAAAGTTGCATCTCCAGCCATCAGAGCTGGATTTGCTGCCTTTCTATGAGTATGAGTATACTTTAGAAATTTATAATGATCTACTAAAAGATCGTAATGATGAAGAGAAACAGAATACTCAATCCTATTCGGATAAATATAATACAGACAGCATGTCTAAATCATTTGGTAAATCATTGAGTTCTTATAAAACTCCATCTATGCCGAAAATTAGTATGCCGAAGTTTTAAATAAATAGATTGAATGGCTGCCGTAACTCTTAAAGATTTAATGGATCCTCTATCAAAAATAGAGGCTGCTGCAAAAGAAACTAATGAAAAGTTAGATATTCTTATTGCAGCTTCAGGTGGTGGTGGCGGTGGTGCTGGTTTAGACCAACAAATAGTTGCTCAACTAACTGCACAAACTAATTTATTAACTGCTATTGAAGCAAATACTTCAAGAAATCCAATGGCAGGTATATTTTCTCGGAGTGGTAAAAGTAAAAAGGAAGTTGCAGGTGCTGGTGAAACTCTTAATCTTTTAGGGGTAGGTGCTAAGAAAACTGCGACTGGAATGTTGTTATGGTCTTTAGTACCAAAAAAGGCTATTTCTAAATTTACTGAATTTGTAACTAATTCGTTTGAGGCTTTAGCTAATACTGATTCAAAAAAGGCGATGGAAGGCGTAAAGGTCTTAGATTTAATGGGAGGTGCTATTCTTCAATTTTCTAAAGCTCTTGCTCTATCTGCGCTTTTAATTATACCTGGTATGATAGCCATGCCGTTCTTAATAGCTTCAATAGCTATAATGGGTGGAGTCATGGCATTAATAGGAGGTAAGAAAACTTCTAAAAGAATTTATAGAGGAGCAAGAGCTTTAGATAGAGTTGGGGATGCTATTCTTTCATTTGGTATAGGTTTAGCTGCTTTTGCACTTACTACATTATTTATCCTAACTCAACCTGCGGTTATAGGTGGTATGCTTGGTGCATTAATATTAGTACCAGGTGCAGTTGCTATTTACGGAGGTAAGAAAACATCTAAGAGAATTAGAAAGGGCGCCCTTGCTCTTACATTAGTAGGTATAGCATTATTACCTTTTGCTTTAGGTCTATTAGCTCTATCAGCTGTAACAAGAGGAAACTCTATTGGAGACATTCTTATACAAGGTGCTACAATATTAGCAATAGGTGGAGCTGCTGCATTAGTTGGTAAGATGGGTATGAAGAATATTTTGTTTGGTGCTGCCGCAATGGCGTTAAACGGTTTAGGACTTTTAGTATTTAGTTTAGGTTATACTCCATTTGCTGATGCAACTAGAGGTACCACTTTAGAAGATGTAGGCGTACAGGCATTGGTGCTCGTAGCAGTAGGTGGTATAATGGCATTAGCCGGTTTAGCGGTTGCTGCCACTGGAGGTTTAGCTTTATTAGGTCCTCTTATGTATGGTGCTGCTGGTTTAGCATTACAGGAATTAGCACCAGGTTTACAGATGATGAAAAAGGTAGACTTTACCAAAACCGATGCTGAAAACTTATCCTTTACATTAGGTGCAGTGGCCGCTGCATTCTCAGGAGTAGAACCTGAAGCAGGTTTCTTAAAGAATGTTGGTAATGTATTTAGTAGAATAGGACAGAGTATTGCCGGAGGTGGTGCTGCTGCAATGTATATGGGTGCAGGAAAGGCACTACAAGAATTATCAAAAGGTTTAAATGCATTTAAAGAAATTGATTTTACACAAGAAGATTCAGAAGATCTTGCTGTTGCATTAGGTTCTGTTAGTGCTGCCTTTGCTCAAGCTGGTGGAGAACCATCAAACCCAGGTGGTTTATTTGGTTTAGTATTTGGATCTACATTTAGTCCTAATGCAACCGAGAGAGGAGTTAAATCAGTAATGAGATCAGGAGATGCACTTACTGAAATTACAAAAGGACTCCATGCCTTTATGAAACTACAAGAAAAGGGTGCTCAGTTTGGAGAACCTGATAAAGATGGACAATATGAAGAAGGTACTTTAGGTTATGCAATTACAAATACTGTAGGATTTATTAGAACGGCGTTTGCCGCGGTTGCTGGTGAAGGTAATGTTCAGGCAGGTGGATTCTTTAATACTCTATTTGGTATTAAAAAGAATAAAGTAGCAGAAGGTATTGATTCAGTTAGAGGAGTTGGTAAAAACTTAGATGATATTGCCGGTAGCGTAATGAAATTCCAAACAATGATAGAAAAAGGTATTAAGTTTGGAGAACCTGACGCTGATGGAAATTATGAAGAAGGTACCTTAGGTTATGCAATTGTAAATACTATAGGATTTATTCGTACTGCTTTTGCTGCCGTTGCTGGAGAAGGTAATGTTGAGGCAGGTGGATTCTTTAATTCTTTGTTTGGTGTTAAAAAGAATAAAGTAGCGGAAGGCGTTGATGCGGTTAAAGGAGTTGGTAAAGACTTGGATATGATTGCTGATGGTTTACTTAAATTTATTGGATTTACGGAAGATAATATTGATTTTGGTCCAGAAGGTGATTTAGCCAAAGCAGTTGTAGGTTCAATAACATTTATAAGCGATGCATTTGCTGCAGTCGCAGGTGAGGAAACCGAGGATAGTGCATTATTTGGTCTAATTACATGGAATGAAAATAATGTAGAAAAAGGAGTTAAGGCTGTACAAGGTGTAGGTAAAGATTTGGAAGGTATTGCTAGCGGATTAGAAACTTTCCAAACGATGGTAAAAGATAAAGTTGATTTTAAACCAAAGGGAGAATTGGCTACTGCAGTTAAAAATACTTTAACTTTTGTTGGTGATGCGTTTGCTGCAATCGGTTCAAATGAAACAACTGACTCTGTAATGTTTGGTTTAATTTCATGGGATGAGAATAATGTAGAAAAAGGAATTCAAGCAGTAAAAGGAGCAGGTAAGGAACTATCAGGTATTGCTAAAGGTGTAGCTACATTTGCCGGCGTTGCGAACCCAGCTAAGGTAGCAAAAGGTATAGGTACATTATTTAATAGTATTGCTGATGCGTTTACAAAGAATTATATAGACATTGCAATGATGAGACCTGCAATGAATCATTTCTCTGGGTGGATTACTGATTTAGCAGATGCTGCAGACAATGGTAGTTTATCTAAAGCAGGTACAGATCTAGAAAAAATTGCTGCAGCTATTAATTCTGTTGATCCTTTCAAGGCTGAAGCAATGGCCGGATTATTTAATGGTGCTGGTGAACTTAGCAAAAACAGAAGAGCATACAAGGACTTAACAAGAGCAGTTGAAGATATCCGCGATTTGCTATCAGAAAATAGTGGAGGTGGTGAAGCTGCAACTACTGAAGGTGGGGCTCCTGCTGCTGGCGGATCAACCGGTAAGAGTAATGATTCTGGTGCAATGGTAAGACTTAATAGCACACTCGGTAAACTTAATTCTACAATGAGTCGATTACCTGGATTAATTCAAGATATTACAATTGAAATTGCAGATTAATAATAATTTACTTAAATCTTAAAACCTTTTCCTACTTTAACTATATAAAATTAACAGAGAGAATCTGAGAATAGTATAGTTTAAAAGTATAATATGGAAAATGTAAAAAACATAGTTTGGTTTGACTTAGAAACCACAGGAGTTAATCCAAGTAATGATAGAATTATTGAAATTGCAATGATTAAGACCGATGCAGACGGTAACGAAATCGATTCATTTCAGTCACTAGTAAATCCTGGCCCTGATGCAGTTATGAGACAGGAAGCTCAGGATAAACATGGTATTACACCAGAACAATTAAAAGATGCACCTCAATTTGATTTAATAGCTAAAGAAGTTTTAGACTTTATTGGTGATAGTGATCTTGGTGGTTATAACGCACTTTACTTTGACGTACCAATGCTCGTAGAGGAATTTATGAGAAGCGGTATTGCATTCTCACATCGCCAAAGAGCTGTAGTAGATCCTTTTTTAATTTATTCTAAATATGAACGTAGAGATTTAAGTACTGCATATAAAAAATATACAGGAAAGGATTTAGAAGGAGCTCATAGAGCCGATGTTGATATTCGTGCAACAATGGAAATATTCCAAAAGCAGAAAGAACTTTATGATATGCCTACAACGGCAAAAGAAATTGATGATATTGTAAATGAGTCAAGAAAAGATCAAGTAGACCTTAGCGGTAAATATAAATTTGCTGAAATAAACGGAAAGAGAGAAATTGTATTTAACTTCGGTAAAAATAAAGGTAAACCGTTTAAAGAGGTTTATGAAACAGATGCAAGATACATTCAATGGATTATTGATAAAGGTGAATTCTCAAAAGAAGTAAAAATCATATCTAGAAAACTCCTAGAGAAAATGAGAGCAGAAAACCCTGTTTTGTAAATTGTTAATAACTTTTAGAAAAAAGATCTCATTTTATTTTCAATTCCCAATTTTTTTTATTATATTTATAATATAATTAAACAACACGGAATATGTCTAAATATCAAGAACTACTTCAAAATCCTCCAAGGCTAACAGTAAAGAAAGATGCAAGAGAGGTAATTATTAAAACGGTAAGTTGTATGTGTGATAACGTACATTACCTTAAGCTTAAGAAAAATTCAGAAGGTGATTTTAAAATGTCAGGTGGTGGATTTGCTTTATCTAATTGGCAAATGAAACATAAACCACATGATATTGAATGGATCGCTGATGAAGGTAAGTGGAACCAGGTATTTAGAATGATTAATACCGGAACAGAAAAAATTGAATCTTTAAAAAGTAGATAATGGCAATAACAACAAAACCAATGCCTGGATCCGAAATGATCCACGTTGACTTAAGCGGCCCAGATGGTAATGCATTTTCATTAATTGGTCTGGCTCAAAAATTAGCAAAGCAACTTCACTATCAACCCGATGAAAGAGGAGAACTCACAGCAGAAATGATGGGTGGGGATTACGATAACCTGTTAGAAGTTTTCGATAAACACTTCGGAGAATTTGTAACATTACATAAATAATATGAAAGAACCGACACCATACCGTATGATAACGGAAGAAGAACACATTGAAGAAATTCTAACAGAAGCATCTGCCTATGGC